GAACTTGATGGCCTTCTGGAGATCCTGAACCTTCGTGTCCTCCCCCTTCAGACCCGCACGCCACAGGTACTTGATGGCGCTGCCGATGCAGAAGTTGTGATGCTTCGTGATCTCGATGCACTCAATGCCCGAGGGGTGCGAGGTGTAGTGACTCGGGTGGTTCACGACATCGGATCGCCTATCAACTTCAGAGGCAGAAAGAATGGACTCCTGATCCTTGGACTTAGAGAGCTCGTCGTAGATCTCCTCGAACTCCAGCTCGTCTTCCCGGCAAAGACCTGAGCTGCCGTGGTCGAAGTGGACCGCAATAGGCCAATCTAGGGCTACTCCCACCCCAGTCACCGTGCCACGGTTCCCGTTCTCTTCGCCGAGATCAACCGCCACAACGCGGTCACCAACAAGGAACTCCTTCTCCTTGCGAAGGGTCTCCTCGTATTCGTAGAACTCCCCCATCAAGGGGACACGGTACTCATACCAGTTCCTCCCACTGCGGACTTCCCGCCGAGCGACTTCGCCCACCATCTTCCTGGTGAGGGAGATAACCCGGTCTCCGATTTCATACTTGAACTCACTCATTAGTACTCCAGTCCAAGAAGCCGTCGAATAACTCCGTCACCGTGCTTGCGGCGGAGAGAGTCCGGGTCCTCACCTTCGGGGAGGCTGATCGGAACTCCGTTGAGGAGACGCTCAGCGAGCTTCTCCGTCATCTGCCGTCCTGCTTCGTCTGCATCTCCGAGGATGAAGACCTTCTCGTATCCGGCGAAGGCCCGATCGAAGTAGTCCTTCCAGGCACTCACACCCTGGATTCCGACCGCCGGAATACCATCCATCTCCACTGCCCAGGCGGAGAGTTCACCTTCGGTGATGGCCACATAGGAGCTGGACTGTTTCAGGGCCTCGGTGTTGTAGAGCCGAGACCGGTCACCGGGGAGAGACTGGTACTTTCCGTGGCCGTGGTGCTGCTCCTTCATCCCCTTGAGGAAGAAGTACGCCCCGTCCGAGTCCTTCACGCACTCATCCCGGATGCAGCGGAACCGGATCGTCGCCACCTTGTGCTGACCACCGGCCGGGCGGAGATATGGGATCACCAGGTGATCTCGGTACTTCTCGTGTCCCGTAATGGAATCGCCTACGAACCCTGGGAACCACTTCGCTTCCCCCTCCCCCAAACCGCGGGCGATGAGGAACTCCTCTGCCGGACTCCCCGGATACTGGTTGTGGTAGGTCCGGGCCGCATCCAGAGAACCGGGCATTCGCCCATTCGATCGCTTCACGGAAGCCGATCTCCTCCTCTCTCATGATCACGTCGTAGCTGTCTTCGGAGATGTCACACACGTGACAGTGCCACCAATTTGCCTCCGGGTTGATGGAGGCACTTGGCCTCTCCTCCACGTGGAGAGGGCACAGGATCTTGAACCACGGCCCTCCCCATTTCGGAAGTTCGACCTCGGGGTAGTAGTGCTTGAAGACTTCGAGAATCGGAGGCTTAGGCGGGGGCTGTCGTTTCGCGAACCTTGCCATGGCTCTCCAGATATTTGGCCGCTGCCAATAGGACGGTTAGGTTGTCTCTGAACAGCCCCAGGCCCGTATTGCACGAGTTACAAAGGAGATTCCGAACACACTTCCCACAGGACTTACCCTTTTGTGGGCAGCAACCATGATCGTGGTCAATGTGCCAAGTTCCCTTCCCGCCTGGCTCTGAAGCGCCGCATATGGGGCAGCGGCCACCCTGCTTCCTCAGAAGCTCGCTGTACTGTTCAGGAGAGAGTCCGTAGTTGTACTTGATGTGGTAATGGGTCTGGCAGAGTTGTCGGGCCTTCAAAGGTTCGGAGCAACCTTCTACACTGCATGACTCCCCTTCCTTGAAGGGGGGCGCCTGCTTCTTCAGCGGCGTGAGTGTTCGGCCTTTTCGCCTCTGCCAGTTATGGCCTTCACAAAGCCCCTTAGAGGTAGCCCACCTGTCACATCCATCGAAAGAGCAGGTCTTCCTACCGCTCAATCCGGATCAGCTCCCTCTCACCGACCTCATTGAGCTTGTAGACCTCAACCGGGAAGTTGTACTCCCGCTCAAACTGCTTCTGCCAGTGGATGTTGCCGATCTGCTCGCGCATGTCGATGTTGAAGCTGAGGTCCATCAGTCTGTGTCCTTACGGTTGTCTTTATGAATCCGGATTCCGATGATTCGAGGGGCCGGCGGGTCCTCCAGGTACGCAGCCGCACGCCGAAGACGTTCAGGGTCATTCCTGGCGTACTTGAGGACCTTCCGGTTGTCCGCGGCGCACAAGAGGCCGCGCACTTCCCCCGTTTTGTGGTCGTGATCCACGTCCAGATTTCCTCGCCGGCTTCCGCCGCAGATGGCGCAAACACCACCCTGAGCGGCGAGGAGTTTGTCATACTCTCCAGGCTTCAAGCCGTACACGGCCTGGACCCTTGCTTCGTGAGATGCCTTGCTGCGGTTCTTCTTCCGACAGTCGGCGCAGACCCGGCCCTTCGGGGTGAAGAACCTCAGTGCTCGGTTCTTCAGGCACTTCGTACATTTGCGAGTCTTAGACCGTGACACGAGGGTCGCCTATCAACTTACGCTCCAAAAAAATGAGCTGTCGTTCGTTGAAAGTTGCTTGGAGCCGGCCGAGGAACTCGACCAGTCGCATCCTCTTCCGTAGGTTCGGGCCCTGATCGAGAACGATGGTCTGATATCCGCCCTGGAGATACCGGAGGAGGACTTCTCCGAGGACCTTGATGTTCAGTCGCCTCGGGTTCGTGATCCGGAGGTAGAGAATCGCTCCCTCATCCGTGATGCCCCTCTGGATCCCGAACCCGTTGCTCTTGCTCTTCGTTGTTCTGTTCATGTTTCCAGTATGCACGTTCGAACATCGCCTATCAACTTTGTGAGAGTGATGTGAAGGGTGATGTTGATCACTCCTCAACCGGAGACATTTCATCCTCATCACGGATGACGTGATGTCCCTCCGGGGTCTCCAGGACATAGAACACGCCCTCCTCCGGGTGGGAGTAAGGGCCCGCGGTGACGCGGGCCAGGAGCCCATACGTCCTGACGACCTGCTTGACCTTGAACATGCCTGCTCCTCCTAGAAGTTGCTGCCTGAGAAGTCCTCAACGTCCTTCAGACGCAGAGTCGTGCTGTCCAACTCCAACTTTGCGAAGGTGTTGCCCGAAGCGTCCGCGAAACCCTCGCGATTTTTGACGGGCGAGACGTTCAGGACCCTGTTCATCCCCTGCTCATCAGGCTCCCGGTGAATGGTCAGGATCAGAGACGGCACCCGCCCGATCTTCCCCTTCACGCCAGACAGGGGGATCGGCTTAAGACCGTCCGAGTACTCACCAGTGACGTGGTGAAGGGCCATCACATGGGCCTCGGTCTCCCGAGCCATGTCGTTGAGGTACTCACACATGCCCTCCAGCCCGAAGGTGAAGGACTCGGCATCAAGCGAGCCCCCAGTGTCGACGTTCGTGATGTTGTCGACAACACACAGGTGCGGGTGGCAACCAAAAACCTCGAAGTAGACCTCCAGGTCGGCTTCCATGTCTGCCGGTGTCGGCATCGCCTCGTAGGAGAAGCGCACCCACCACTTGTCTCCGAGGACCCGTTCGTACTCCTGGAACTTGTCTTCCAAGAGCGCCTTCTTCACGTCCCGGACGTTCTCTCCGGTCAGCATCGCCGTGGCCCGACTGAGCTGTGTGGCCGCGTTCGAGTCCGCGGACCAGTACATGACTGGGATGCCCAGAGGACTCCACAGGGCGAGGTTCAGCGCGAAGATCGACTTACCAGTACCAGGGCCGGCCGCGACAAGCGACAGCTCCCCTCGGCGGAACTCGACATCAAGCTTCTGAAGAGCCTTGCTCAGGTTCGGTATCGGCTCACCCGTGGAGCCCTTGATCCTTGCGCTCTGAACGAGCGAGTACATTCAACCGCCTTCCGAGTCGCTTATCAACTTTGAGGGCTGATCAATGGTGCTCGTAGAACTCCACGCTGATCCCGTCCTCCCGGACTGTGACCATGGCGTGTTCGCCGAAGTGCTTCAGAAGCTCGTTGTCGAAGGCACCTGACTCAAGAGCACTAGCAAGTGCCTGGCACCGGTTGTAACGGTCCTCGTCCGGACCCTCGTAGCCGTCAATGACGTAATCCCGGTTGGGCCACTCACCCTCCCAGTGACCCGTCACCTTGCCAAGACTCGGGTGGTAGTCAACGTCCAGGTCGTATCGGGAGATCTCGTCTCCGTACTCGTCAACGGCACCTTCCTTCTCCGCCGTGGTCCGAACCCACAGACCGTGGACACTGAACTCACAGGTGTCCCCGTCGTTGAAGTAGGGGGTGTACTGAGTCCACCCGAACTCCAGGATGGTCGGGTCATCAAGAACGGCCTGGAACAGCGGAGCAAGCTCCTCAAGAGGCTTCTGGTCAACTCGGGAAGAACCCTGAGTGATGTCACCGGAAACCGGCATACCAAGGAAGTTGGTGTCAGTCGTCATGCGGACGCCTCCGAAGGCTGGTTGAGGAGAAGAGTGGACAGAGGGACTTCCTTGCGCTGAGAACCGGACATCCACTTCTCAACGGGAGTGTTCTTCAGGTAGTCAGCCGGCGAAGGAAGCCAACCGAGGTCTTCGATGATGTGGCGTTCGGCGATGAGTCGAGTCGGCACCTGGACGACCTTGCCGGACTTCCGAGTGACACTGATCGTGGGGCCAAACTTCTGCTGAACCAGCCACACGCCAAGAGTGTGGTGGTAGATGGCTCGGTGACGGACATCCCCGATGATCGACTTGGAGGAGTCGATGTATTCCTCAATCGGAAGGTAATCCTCGGGCTCGCCGCCCCACTTTCGCGCCGCGGATACAGCATGGTTCCACGAGTTCACTGCTTCACCTCGTAGGGGTCGATGAGAAAGGCCCCGCGGAGCTGGCCCATCTCGTAGTGGTCGGAGATCGGGAGGCGGTATATCTGCCGGTAAGACCTACGATCCATGGAGTCGTGACGGATCGTCTGAGCCAGCTCGTGAGCGAAGCGGTCGACCAGACTCACAGCCATGGCCCCACCGACCCAGGGGCGAAGCTGCTCAATCAG